TCAGGTCGCGGAGAACCTCAGCAGCTTGAGCGCTTCACCGTTCTGCAGCCCTCCACCGACGCGGCGATAAGCGTACATCAGGACGTGCGGCTTCGCGGTGAAGGGGTCGCGGAGGTAACGCACCCCGGCCTTCTCTACCACGATGTAGGCTTGCTGGAAGTCGCCAAAGGCGATGGAGAAGCTGTCCGGGGCAATGTCCGGCATCTCCTCGTCCAGCTCGACCGGGAAGCCCAGCAGCATGGCCGGCATGCCCTGGGTGGCATCGGTCCACACATACCGGCCCTCGGTGTCCTTCAGCTTCCGCACCACCCCGGCGGTCTTCTGGTTCATCAGCCAACGGGCGTTGCGCCGGTAGGGCGCCCGCAGCTTGAAGGTCAGGTCCACCAGCGGATCGACAGGGTTCACGGTTGTCGACGCGGCCGGGAAGGCGCCGGCGGCGCCGGTCGGCACATACTGGACGGTGAACCAGTCGCGGGCACCGTCGTCGATGATGGAGGTCTGATAGGTCAGGATGCCCCGCGGCTTCTTGATGCCATCGCCGTTGACGAAGGCCGCCCCTTCGGCACGCGCGAACTTGTCGGCATGCTTGTTGTCCAGCCAGGCGCCGACGTCGAAGCGCGCATCGTCCATCAGGCGCTGCGTCACCTTCTGCAGCGCATAGATCTCGTGGACCGGGACGTCCAGACCCTTGAGCTTCGGATCGTCCGTTGCCGGCCGCTCTTCGCTCTCGCCAACCCACGTCGCCCCAACGTCGCTCGGGTCGATTGGCTCCTGGAAGGAATCGCCCGTCGTGATCGTCTCCCGGCGCGCCAGCCGGCCGAGCGGCGACACGTCGAAGATCTTCTGGGTGATACGGTCGGACAGAACCGGCGCCACCAGATACCCGCCTTCAGGATCGGAGCCGACGCGCAGGGTGGCCTTCACGCGGGTATCGCTGCCGGTGCGGACCATCTCGGCAAGACCGGCGTGGACTTCGGCGACGTGCGCTGCGCTCGGCCCGTCCAGGCCGGGGCCGAACCCGTTGAGTTTCAGGGCGGCGTTGGCGCCCGCCACTGAGTCCAGATCGGAGCGCAGTTCATCCATCTCGCGCTTGTGCTTGGCCTTCATTTCCGCCACAGCCGCAGTGACCTGCGCCACGAGGTCGTTTGGAGACAGGTCGTTGCTCATCGCGAACGGGACCAAGGCGGGACGGTGGAGCCGCGTCGCACCGGGGATCGAAGAAGGGTGGTGCATGGTGTTCCTCTCAGGTGGGGGATTCGGTATGCCCGGCAAGCAGGCGATAGGCGTTCATGGCCGCATTGAGGAGGCTGGCGTGGAGGTCGGGATCCTCGATCTGGACACGACGGCGGTGCGGCTGCACGCCATCGAACCACGCGGGGGAAAGGAGCCATTGACCGGCGGCGTCCTCCACCAAGGCGCATCCGTGAAAGCAGATGCCGCGGGCGGCCATGGTGAGCACGGCGTGGACTACCGGCGCGCCAGCGCCACGTCCGACTTGCCGTTGTGTGAGGCGGATGGATCGGATCGCGACGGACATGTTCAGCCCTCCAGATCCGAGTTGGCAGCTTCTGCTGCTCGCCTGGATGCGCGGAAGCGCGAGACGGGATCGGTCTCCCCATTCACCCAACCACCGCGCCGGCTGTTGCCGCCGGCTAGTTCGAAAGCGATCTGACTCAGCACCCCAGCGCCGTAGCGAAACTCCTCCCGCGCACCCCATGTCTGAAATCCGGCCTCGCGGGCAGTCTCATTGGTGGCGTAGCCGTAGGAGTACTCACCTTGCTTGGTTTCGATAATGGCCAGCGGCCACGAACGGCAAATCCGGACGGAGAGAACCTCCGGCCCTGCGGCGGAGGGATTTAGAATTTCAAGCAGAGCTTCTCCGAACGTATCGGCGACGGCGTCAATATCTGCGGCCGCATCGCACTCCGCCACCGGCATGGCCGCATAGCCAATCACGGCGTTCGGCGCGTCTCCCGGCTTCTCGGCGACGGCCAGAGCAATGAGCATGTTCGCCACATGCTGAGGAGTGATTTCCGGAGCGGCCAAGCCCCGGCCGCCCAGCGGGAGGAGGCCGGCAGCCCGAAGCGCGCGGCCGAAATGATCGAGCTGGGTGTGGGTGCGAGGGACGAGCACCGACAGCTTGCGCTCGAGATCCTTTCCGTTCATTGGCTTTGTCCAGTTCAATGGCAAATTTCGCCATTGACCGTGGGCGCAACACCCGTGCGTGTCAATGGCGAATTTTGCCATTGCGATGCGTAGTGCGCATCAGTGCGCATCAGTGCGCAGTGCGCACTTGCTGGAGGGTTAGCAGAGGTTAGCAAATGAACTGCAAACAACCCGTTGGAAAACCGCGCGAAACCGCCGTTTTACAGCCTGCAAATCCCGGCATTTGTTAGCAGCCGGAGTGCGCAACGCAGGGACAAAGTGCGCACCTCAAATTCATTCGGAGGGGAAAAAACTCTGAATGGGGGAAGGCGCGGTCCCCCGGTCGGCCGCCTCCCAGACTTTCGACCGCCCCCCTCGGGTCAGCCGGCGGCAGCCTGCCCAGACACTTCGAGCCTTGCCCGGCGCTCGGCTTCGGAGCGCGACAGCCCGCCATCGAATTCGAGGATGGCGGCCCGTTCCTCGAAGGCGTCGAGCAGGTCTTGAGACCGTTCAGCGTGTCGGAGTGCCCAGTTTTCAGAGGTTACCGGGGTTACTGGGGTTACCGTGTTGATTTCATAAGGGAGATTTCGGTAACCCCGCTCGAAATGCTCGGGGTTACCGGGGTTACTGGCCGGGGTTACTGGCACCGCAGCCCACCGTGCGAACAGGTCACGCATCGTCGTCACCACCCGCCAGGGCGGCAGGCGTGAAGTGGTAGAGCTTCAACGGCCCGACGTTCGGCACCTTGACCGGTTTGGACGATTTCCCGTTGCCGGCCGGCGCCAGCATCCCCGCCTTGACCAACTCGGCCGCCAGTTCCTTGGAGTTGAAGCCCTTGGCCATCTCCTTGAAGCCTTCAGCCATGGCGTAAAATTCCCATTGGCCCAGCGCGTCTTTGCGGCGGAATCCCACGCGATTGATGGTGCGGGACTCCACTGGCTGACCGGTGGCGTCGGTCTCCCAGGCCGGTTCAAAGCGGCTCATGCCGTGGGCTTCGAGGAAGCCGCGAACCTGCGCAATTCCTGCGGTCACTTCGGCCGGGCCCTTGCCGCCCCGCGCGTTGATCCAGGCGGTGAAGCATGCCGCAGCGGCGCGGCTGGCCTCACCGTCCGGCCAAGGCAGCACGCCCATGGTGGCGGCCAACTCACCCGCGGCGGCGATCAGGGCGAAGCGGCCGGCGGCCCGCTGGACCTGACCATCGGCACCGGCTGGCAGATGCTCGGCCTTCCATCGGTCGCCACCGGCCCGGACGGCGGTGGACAACTCGTCGAGGTCGCTGGCGGTGATCCGCTCGAGGAAGGCATGGGCGGCGTGCCCGCGGTGCGTCTCGGTGGCCAGCCGCAGCCGGCGGGAAAAGGCGTCGCCGTCGATGGATCCATGCAAGGCCTCGAACGCCCCCAGCCCAGCGCCGGCATCGGCCGGAATGTCGAGGATGCGGATTTCCTGCCCGGCCCGCGTCCTGCGGCCAGCTTCCGCCACCTTCTCCGCCAAGCCGATCTCGCCGGTGGACACGAACACCATCCGCCACGTCATGACCGGCCGGGCGCTGGTGTCCTTCGCCATGCGGGCTTTGCCGGCGCCGTTGGAGAGCATGTATCCCATGGCATCGGCTGCCCGGCCGTCCGCCTGTCCCAGCTCATCCAGGCACAGCAGCGCATCGTTCGCCGCGCGGGCCAGCGCCTCGGCAGCGTTGTCGGTGGCCCGCCAATTGTAGACCGGGCAGCCCCAGGCGGACGCGGCGACATTGAGCATGCTCGACTTGCCGATGGACGACGCACCGCGGAAGTGCAGCCCGCCGGACTCGGCATTCAGCAGGTAGAGCAGCGGGCCGGCAAAGGCGGCAGACAAGGCGAAGGCAAGCCGGCTGTTTCCGATGGCCAGCGCCGCAACCTCGTCCTGCCAGCCTTCCAGGGTACCGCGCGGCTTGGTGTCTGCCGCTGCTGTGACACCCTGCAGAATTACAGGGTCGCTCTGGGTGTCCCCATAGGTCCGGGTCGCCGACACATAGACCCGGCCATGCCAGCCGGTGCGATCGACACAGGTTGCATAGGTTTCTGCCCGCACATTGGCGAGGTAGACCATGAGCATGTCGCGCGCCTTCCGGCCCGGCGCGACGAACAGTCCCCCATCGAGGAAGACACGGCGGAACTCGGTCCCGTCGCCGGCCAGGATGGACCGGGGCATTGCCCATTCGTGGCGCCTCCCGTCCGGATCCTTCCACGCCAGCAGCACGCCCCAGCTTCCGCCGGTGGAGTCGCGCGTCTCGGCCACCACCTCGAACGGCCCGGACAGTAGCGTATCGCCCGTGTCGGGGTCGCGGTGATACAGGCCATAGTCGCGCATGACGAAGGCGAGCATTTCCGGCGGCATTCCGCGGCGCTGGCCGGCGGGGGCCTTGGGCGGTGGCTCCCACGGCCCGGCAGCCTCGATCATGGCGCGCAACGTCTCCACCGTGACACCAGCCGGCGGTTCGTCGGCAAGGTCCCATCCGGGCGGCCAGTCTGCGGGCACCTTCACTACCCGGACGCTGGCGGCTCCTGCCTTCGTCGCCAGCTCGGCGACGGCTTGGGCGAAAGAGGCGCCCGGTTCGTCATGGTCAGGCCAGATCACCACCTCACGCCCCTTCACCGGGGACCAGTCGGTTTTATGCGGGGACTTGGCGCCGTGCATCGGCGTGGTGGTAATGCGCTCGGGGAGCAGCTCGGCGGCGGCATCGGCAGCCTTCTCGCCCTCGGTGACGATCACCAGGGCGTCGGGGCGGGCGATCAGCTCGGGCAGCTTGTAGAGCGGTCGCGGATCGGGAATTCCCTTCGAGCGCCAACCGCGCTTGCCGTTGCCCAGGTCGCAGAAGGTCAGCGGCAACACGTCCTTGGCCGCAGTGCCGTCGCTGGCGGTGAAGTCGAAGCGCGCCGCATAGCCCAGCAGTCGGCCGGCGGCATCACGGTATGGCCATGTCCGGGACGGTTCACCATACTTGGGATGCTTGAACCGTAGCTGTGGGGCGTTGTCTGGCACCGGCAGGATCGGCACCTTGTCGGCGCCCTTCGCCAAGCCGGTCGCTCGGCTGGCCTTCACCTCGTCGGGCGTCAACGGCGTGAACATGCTGGTATTGTCATCTGGCATCATCTCATTCCCAGCATGTCGGCAAGATTTCGGGCGGCCTCGGCTTGGGTGGAGCCGGTCAGGAAGGCAGCCAGGGACACGACGTCGCCGCCGCGGTCGCCGGTGGCGAAGTCGCTCCACTTGCCCGTGGTCAGGTTCACCTTGAAGGAGCCGGGCTTATCGTCCGCACGGCGCGGGTTGAGCGCTACCCACTCCACACCGGCCCGGCAGCCGTCCGGGAGCCAGCGCGCCACCAGCACCGGCAACACGGCCAGCGCGGCGGCGTTGATCCTCTCGAAGTCGAGACGGGCGCGCATGGTCAGCCACCCCACGGATCATGCGGCTTGGTGACCGGTGCCCAGCTGTAGCGAAGAAAGCCGTGCAGCCGGTCGGCTTGGTCGCCCTCCGGCAGGAAGCCGACCAGCCTCATCACCGGCCGGCCGTCGCTTCCCGCCTCGGTCAACAATGCCCAGGCGGCCAACCGCTGGCGGATCGGGCGTCCACCGGCTACGCGCAGGGTGTCGACATACTCAGCGAACCAGCCGATAGCGGGGATGATCTGCGCCCCGGTAATCTGCGCCCCGGTAGGTAGGGAGGCGGAAGCGTTGGGCATGGCTCAGCCTCCCGTGTTGCTGGCCACCCGCGCCAGGAATTCGGCAGGTGAATCGGTGATGATTCTGCGGCGCCCGACGGTGACGAAGCGGATGAGACCGTCCCCCATCAGCTCGTATGCCTTGGACCGGCCAATGCCGGCGCCATAGCAGAACTCGGGCACCGAATAGCCCGCCTTCTCAATGCGGGGCGGCTCCGGGGCTGGTTGCTTGTGATCCACCTTGGCCATGGTGTGTCCCTCCCGGTCGATCAGGCCGACTCGATTCGTCCATCAGCCAGGGCGGCCAAGCGGTCCACCTCATCGGCCGGGATCAGCCACGCGCGACCGACCTTGGTCCCCCTCAGCTTGCTGTCTCGGACCAGATTGCGGACGGTAGGGCGCGGCAACCCGGTTTCGGTCGAGAACTCGGCAATGGTCATGAACCGCTTGGCCATAAGAGCCTCCATGGAAAAATAGCGTTCGTTACGTCTATATGCGTAACAACGCCCGAAGGGGCTTGCAACGAATAAAGCGCGAACGATACGATACCAACCGTAATGAACGAGGTGGGTCGTAATGGACGCTTTAAGCTGGAGGCGCCCGATCCTGGGGGCGGTGGTGGACCGTGATGGCAACGTGCAGGTGATCGACAATATCCAGGCCAGCTACACCCCGCAGGACATACCGGCGGTATGGCGTCGAGTTGCCGACACTCCGCTGGACGTTGCGGCCCTTGCCACACGTTGGGGGCCGACCGAGCAATGGGGCGAAGATCAAAGCTTCTGGCAGGCGCTGCATATAGAGCTTTCGGAGGTTGCTGCCCTATGGTCCCAAAAAGATCAGGCTGGCCGGGAAGTGTTGACGAATGGTCTTGAGGCCGATCCGATCAAACGCAGGGTGCATGACCATCTTTCCAAGATGCGGAACAACGGTTATTTCGAAGTCGGTCAAGCTGGTCTGCTTCTGAATGTTCGTGCCACCCGTCTTGCAGCAGAGCTGATGTACAGTGCGGCGCAATCGCTGGCGGAAGGAACGAAGTACAAGCGTTGCAGCGAGTGCGGCCAATACTTCGAAGCCAATCGGGCCGATGCGGTCTTCTGTTCCCCCGCTTGCCGGATGGCAGCCCATCGGAAGGGATGACAATCCGGCGCGCGAGAAGGCTGCAACTCACTGCCCCGCGAGGGGCTTCATGAAATCGCGCAGAAGCGCCACGGCGGTTTCCTGCGCCTCCACATGATCGCCATGGCCCATGCCGGCAACGTCATGCGCCAGCAGCTCCAGCACGGCCATCGCATCGGCCGGCGTCTTGGGCGGTGTGGTGAACACGGCGCGTCGTATGTCGCACGCTTCCACTACCAGATGATCCGGCAGGTTGTCGGGGCCAGCCATGGTGGCGGCCGCATGCTCATCGAACAGGCTGAGCACCATGGCGCTGGCGGCGGTGAAGGTTTGGTCCAGCGATGGGATGATGGACGAGGCACCCGGCGCGCTGGTCGGTCTCGCCGCCATGCGGGCGATGCGTTCCGCCGGCCCGTCGATGGAGTCGATCATGTTCCACAGCATATTGGCGTGGGGATCTTCGTTTAGCACCATCTGCAGGTTCGGCGTCATGTCCTCTTCGAAGATGATGACGTCCCAGGCGTCGTCTATGTCGATGTGCTTGGTCAGCAGGTAGCGGAGCTGGCGGACAAGCCCCCTCATAGACTTCGGCCGAAGCTCCTCGAGGCGAAGCCCGATGTTGAAGGCGATTTCCTCGTACAGCCTTTCCTCGCCATCCGGGGCGCACTGGTAGGCCGTCACGGCGTTGACATAGGTGTCCCAGGCGAACAGCAACTCGGCGTCGGGATCGGAACCCGGCCCGGTGCCGCGCTTGGGAAGGTGATTGATGCAACCGGGCAAGGCATAGGCGTTCGCGCCCGCGGGCGCGTTGATCGGGGTCGTCATTGCGGTATTGCTCCAGTTAAGAGTGGCTGGCCGACGGCGGGCAAGGTTCGGGCGTGGCGAGAAATGCTCGCGTTGGGTAACCCTTGCATTGCGTCGGAAACGATTAAGTGATAGCTTTCCTATCACTGCCGTATGTCGGTGTCAACAAACAGATGACATGATCGAAATATGATCACCGGAGCACAGATCAGGGGCGCGCGCGGTATGCTGGGCATCAGCGCCGACGAGTTGGCGACTTCAGCCAAGCTGGGGGTTGCCACAGTGCGGCGTGCTGAGAAGCACAACGATGCACCCCCCATCACGGCAGCGAACCTTGCCGCGATCCAGACAGCCCTGGAAGCGGCCGGCGTCGAGTTCATCCCTGAAAATGGCGGTGGAGCTGGTGTGCGTTTAAGAAAGGAATGAAAATGCGGATGACAAAAAAGACTCTCCTAATACTCTTTCTGAACTCTGTTGTTGATGGAGGAAAATATCAACATATAACCACTGAGGAAATGAAGGACGCCATTATTAATTCTGGAGTTAAATATCTACTAAAGAGCAAGATTGGTGATGACATAGATCTGAGTATATATAGCGATGATGATTGGAGCGAATTCCACAAAGAATGGTTGCCGATCGTCGAGGTTGTTAGTGAAAGTAGAAAATTCGGCGTGCGGAATAGTGGGCTTTGCCTGTTGATTGCCTATGTTAACGAAACAATACAGCAGCATTTTTCACAACAGGGATAAGAGCGAAGCCCGCCCGGTTCGTACCGTGGCGGGCTTCGTCGTTCCGGAGCGCCGGTAACCCCCGACTGGTAACCCCGGTAACCCCGCTCGAAATGCTCGGGGTTACCGAAATCAATCCTTTGAAATCAATGCAGTAACCCCGGTAACCCCGGTAACCCTGGAAATCAGGCATCACCTGCACGTTTCCGCTTCTTCGCGGTCGACAACGGCACCACGTTGGCCTTGGCTCCCTGGCAGAAGTCGGCCCACAGTGTCATCAGCACGCGCCGCTTCTCCAGCAGGTCGCCGCGCCGATAGGCGGCCTCCACCTTGTTCTTGATGGTGTGGGCCAGCGCCATTTCCGCCACGTCGCTGGGGGTGTTCGTCGTCTCGGCCGTCCAGTCGCGAAAGGCGGAGCGGAAGCCATGGGCGGTGGCCTCCACCTTCATCCGGCGCAGCACCATGGTCAGGGTCATGTCCGACATGGGCTTGCCGGGCTTGCTGCCTTCGAACACCAGGGCGTCGAGGTCGTCGGGCTTGCGAGCCAGCTTGCGGGCTTCCTCCAGCAGCTCCAGGGCGCGCGGCGCCAGCGGCACCACATGCGGCTTGCCGGCCTTCATTCGCTCGGCCGGGATCGTCCATAGCTTGGCCGCAGTGTCGATCTCCCGCCATACGGCGCCGCGCATCTCCCCCGACCGCACCGCGGTCAGGATCAGGAACTCCATCGCCAGCTTGACCACAGGGCCGGTCTGGTCGGTCACCCGCAGCTTGGTCAGGAAGGCCGGCACGTCGTCATAGGGCAGAGCGGCGAAATGCTCGGCTGTGTCCTTCTGCTTCGGCAGCCCCTTGACCACGGACCGCACCGGGTTCTCGCCGTCCCGGAAGTTCTTGGTTGCAGCCCAGTCCAGCACCGTCCCGATCCGCTGGCGCACCCGGCGGGCCGTCTCGGGCTTCTCCAACCAGATCGGCAAGAGCACGTCCCGTACCTCGGGCATGCCGATCCTGTCCACTGTCATGGTGCCGATGACCGGGAAGGCATAGGTTTCCAGAGTGGTGAACCACTGATCAGCGTGCTTTCCGTTCTTCCACGCGTCCTTGTGCTCGGTGTGGCAGGTGCGAGCGGCGGTCTCGAAGGTCGGCACGACGCGCATAGCCTTCTGACGCTCGGCCAGGGGATCGCCGCCGGCCCGGGCCACCTTGCGCATGGCTGTCGCGGTATCCCGCGCCTCGGCCAGCGACACCAGGGACGTGGCCCCCAAGCCGATGTCCCGCCGTCTCCCCTGCACCATGATCCGGAGAAGCCAGCGCCGGGCGCCCGACTCGTCCACCTCCAGATACAGCCCGTTGCCGTCCGCATGCCGGCCGGGCTTGGCGTTGCGCACTGCAACCGCGGTCAGGGCCTTTTCGGGATGCCTCCCGGTTCGCTTGGTCATTTCGAATCCCTGCCAATCCTACCCCACACCTCACCCCACATTCTGTTTCGGGTGCAGGCGGATGGCAATGGACAAGCGTGGACGCTGGCGGAAAATATCTCCGGTCAAATCAATGGCTTACCGAATATTAGCGGACGCTGGCGGACACCAGCAAACGCCTTGTTCTGAAGACACCTCTTCCGCCACCTTGGCACCCGCGCCGCTTCGCCGCGCTTCGAAAATACCAACGAAATCAACGCTCCCGACTAAATGGGAAATCCGCTGCGGCTCGCCGTTGACCGCCGGAATCCGCGTTCCGATGATGGGTCCGTTAGTGGGTAGCGGTCCCGCCCATCATGCCGACAGGCTTTGGACACCCGCACCCATCATCCGGCACCCATCAACGGGGCCTGCTGATTCGGAGCGTAGGAATGCCACGAAAGGCCGCTGGGCTCACAGCTCGGAAGGTTGAGACTATCAAGACGCCTGGGCTGTTCGCCGACGGGAACGGCCTGTACCTGCAGGTGACCGCATCGGGCGCCCGGTCCTGGATCTACCGCTTTGCCATGAGTGGCCGGCGCCGCGACATGGGGCTCGGCAGCGCCATCGTGGTCAGCTTGGCTCAGGCCCGAGATAAGGCGATTGAGGCCAAGAAGCTGGTGGCGGCCGGCGTCGATCCATTGGAGGCCCGCAAGGCGCAAGCGGCCGCTCAGGTGCAGGAAACCGCGAAGGCCGCGACCTTCAAGGAATGCGCGGTCGACTACATCGCCTCCATGAAGGCTGGCTGGAAGAACGCCAAGCACGGCGCTCAATGGATTGCGACACTGGAGACCTATGCCTTCCCGACGCTGGGTGCCTTGCCTGTTGCGGCCATCGACACGCCCCTCGTCCTGCAGGTGCTGCAACCGATCTGGACCACGAAGACCGAGACGGCGAGCCGGCTCCGGGGGAGAATCGAATCAGTGCTCGATTTCGCGAAGGTGACCGGTCTGCGCAGCGGCGAGAACCCTGCCCGCTGGAAAGGGCACCTGGATCTGATCCTTCCCGCGAAGGCGGCGGTGGCCAAGGTCGAGCACCATGCGAGCGTGCCCTATTCGGACATGCCGGCCCTTTGGCCACGCCTCCAGGTCCAGGACGGCGCCAGCGCGCGGGCGCTGGAGTTCACGATCCTCACCGCGGCGCGGACGGGCGAGGCGCTGGGCGCCAAATGGTCGGAGATCGACCTTGGCGCCCGCACCTGGACCATTCCAGGGGAGCGAATGAAGGCGGGCGTCACCCACCGCGTTCCGCTGACGGATCCCGCACTGGCGCTGCTGAAGAAGATGGCGGCGATCCAGCGAGGGGAGTTCGTTTTCGAGGGGATGACGACCGGGAAGCCGTTGTCCAACATGTCGATGGCGATGGTTCTGCGCCGCATGAAGGTGGACGCGACGCCGCACGGGTTCCGCTCTACCTTTCGCACTTGGGCAGCTGAATGCACGTCGACGCCGCATGAAGTGGCCGAAGCGGCACTCGCGCACACCCAGGGCGACAAGGTGGTCGCCGCCTACCAGCGTGGCGATCTGTTCGAGAAGCGGCGGGCGTTGATGGAAGGGTGGGCCGCTTTTCTCTCCGGATGATGTGCCGGTTCTGAAGCGGTCAGGTGGGAGGGCGCGGCGGCCCTCCCGTGGCAAAGGTCAGGCGGGCCGGCTTCCTCTTCGCTCGATATACGCCTCTACCTCACTTCGATAATTCAGCTTGTCGGCAGCGGTGAGCATCATGGCAGGATCGCTGGTCACCATCCCCCGCATCAACTGCCGGATGGCGATGCGCACGGGTGGAGGCGCCGCTTGGAGGTCTGCAGCGAACTCGGCCATGTCGGCATCGATCATTCTCGACGTAATCGGTGCCGTGGTGGGCAAGGCGGCAACAGCTACACCCGCCGCAGTGCCGACCAGCATAGATCGACGGTCGATCATGCCGCACCTCCGCGATTGTATCTTTCAGGGTGTGCATGGATGGTAGCTTGCACCGGCTCCCGCAGTCCGAGTGAGTCAGCTTCATCCAGCATCCTGTCCACGTCTTTGTTCACCATTGCCCAGGCCAGCCGAGCGAAAGACGCCTGATCCTCTGAAGGAAGCTCGCCGAACATCTTCATGATTTCATCGCGCATGGGATGTAGAGGAAGCGATATATTGATCTCGCTTAAATTCAGCGGGCGCCGTGTTGGCGTCGACACGCCACCAGAAGCATGATGCGCAGCAGACAATATCGGGGTATGCTCGGAAACAGCCATTTCCGGGTTCTCCAGCTCGCGTTGTGGTCCGGCCGGGCGGGTGGGCCAACACCTGCCCGGCCTTTGCGCGCTCGTGGATAGTGACGAGCGTGATCCTTTTGGTATAATGCCATCGATTGCCCAATGCAATCGAGTTGGATAACAAATTATACGAAAGGTATCACGTCATGCTGACGGCGCCGCAGGTCCGGGCCGCTCGCGCGCTCCTAGGATGGAGCCAAACTGAACTTTCCACGGCGAGCGGCATATCGGTACCCACCATAAAACGGATGGAGGGGGCCATCGGTCCTGGTCGAAGCGCAGCCGACAATGTGCAGGCGATCCGTGCCGCTTTGGAAGCAGCAGGGGTCATTTTCATCGATGACGACGATGAAGGGCCGGGTGTGCGGCTGAAGAAGGTATCTCTCTGAAGCAATCCGACGACAGGGTGCTGCCTGCCTTTCGCCCGGCCAATTTCAGTCGGCGACTCTATTTTGGAACTTCCCTACGCCGCAGAGCGTCAGGAAAGGTCGCCCCTTTGGCAGCACAAGATCGGCGAATGAGCGGCGTCCGGACGATCCGTCGGGAAAGTTCGGGGGCAGGGCGCCGTAGGGAAGTTCCAATCCGCTTTCAGGCCGTTGCTTTTCTGGACGGCTTTAAACAAGCTGGGCTTGGTGGCGGCGTACTGTAAGAGATGCCGGGTAGCCTTCGGGTCCGTGGGGCGTGTCTCTCTCCCCGGCCGCCATCACCCGAACTTTCCTGCTGGAATACGCTGACGGTTTCTTGACTATGGCTTGACCTGTGCCGCTCCTCGCGCTTTCCTCGATGGCGCGCTGGCGCAAATTGCTGCGATGCCGGATAACCTTCGGGTCCGCTGGGGTGCTTCGCTCCCAGGCCAGTGCGTTTTCTCACCCGAACTTTCCCGACGCTCGGTTGACATCGTCTTCCTGCCGGCGTGATCCTGAAGCCGGATCGGAGCACAACCTGGTTGCCGAGTCACCTTCGGGTCTGTGAGGTGAAGACCAGTCCCTCCCGATCTGGCGATCTCCGCGTTCCAGTTAATGGGGGTTGATCTACCATGGGCACATATCTCCTATTCAGACTTGCTGATTTGATATAACGTCTTTAGCGTGCGGCACGTGCTGCAATTATTTTCTTTTCGGCCGGAGAAGATTATGGATAAGAGACTGGAATATCTTAATGCGTGGAGGCGCTATAAGGCTGCCATCTCGGCGCTTGAAGATATTAAAACGAAACTCAAGGGAGCTTCTGAGTATGTCGAACGGATCAGGCCGAATGTTTCTATAAGTTCTGGAGATACAGTATTTCGGCAGTGGCCTGATGAAAGTAAGCTCTCCAAAACCGTTAAGGATTATTACGACTCTGTGGCGGACTTGGTGCAGATTTGGAGTGAGTTGCCGCACGATTTGCAAGATGGACTCCAGAGTCCGCCACGGTAATGGGTGGTTTTACTGAGATTGCGCCCAGGTAACTAGGCAGCTGTTCGGGCCTATCCGCTCGAGATCAACGATTGTAGGCGAACTGCGGTCCATCTGCGGGCCGATTGGCCGGTTAAGAATCGTTACAGCGTAAGAGCTTGGCCCAAACCTCATCCTCCCGGGTAGGGGGCGCCAGCTGCCCCCGTAGGGGGCACGTCGTTCCCCCCGGAACGTGCTGCCCCCCTACCGTGCCTCCAGCTTGGCGCCGGCATCCGCGGCAGCCCGGCGCCAAGTTGCGGCGCGGTGGAAGCGCAATTCAGCGTGCTGATCGAGGAACCGGACAACGTAAACGGGGATGCGGCGCCTTCCGGAGAGCCAGAGGCTGACCGCCGCTGGCGAGCGTCCGACCATCCGGGCCAGATCGGCCGGCCGCAGATTCAACTCGGCGAGCCGGGCGCGGAGACCCGCCGGGGTGATGGGGTCAGCCTTCATTCGGGGTGCTCCACGAATCGATGTGTCCCTCCACCTTGGCCCGGGCGTTGAGATAGCCCGCCGTCCCGCGTGCCGGCCATGGGCCGCTGACAGATGCCGTGGCCAGCGTCAGGAATGGACCACCCGTCCCGGCCAGCCGCGACAGGCGGGCCAGCAACTCGCCAGCGGACTCGGCAAGCTCGACCGGCCGTGCCGGACCTTCAGCAACCGGAGCGAAGGCGTCGATCCGGATCGTGAGCGGTTGGCGCTGGTAGACGCGCCCGCTATCGCCCCACCCCTTCGCTTCCGACGTTCCGCCTTCCACCTTCACCATGACGAAGGGGCGCGGCGGGTTCGGTTCGGGGAAGGGGTCCCCGGAGAACACGAGGTCTGTTTCGGTCCAGCCCTGCCGGATCCGGTCGACAATCTGGCCCATGGCCCATGCATAGCCCGCCATGATCAGATCCCCGCCAGAATGCGCCAGACCGCGCCGGCGCCATCGAGTTGCGCGCTCTTCACGGTGAGGGTCCGCCCTCCGATCAGGATCGTCGCGCCGGGCCTGGGCTCGTCAGGCAGGGTCTGTGCCAGCACGTTCACGAAGACATCAGCGGAGCCGATCAGCGTACCGGTCAGCCGCGCAACCTCGACCGCCTCAATCCAGGCCAGGATCGGCGTATCGGTGGAGCGCGCCAGCGGTACCACCGCGCCGGCGGCGATAGGTGCGGTTAGCGGGGGCGCGAAGGTGACGGTAATCGTGCTGTCGACCACAGGCGCTGGCACGGTGACGGCCTTGATGGTCGGCCCGCCCACGGTGAAGGTGTCCCCCGCCATGACGCCGTCCATCCCGGAAGGAGGGGTGATCCGCAGCGAGGTGGCGCCGGCCGCTGCGGGTGCCGCGGCCTTTCCCTGGAACGTCGCCACGACGCGGTAGGTGGCGGGCGCGGCTAGCGGGCGCATGGTGGCGGCGATCCGTCCGGACAAGTCGGTGAGAAGCGGCGATGTCATGGCGTCGGCTCCAGGATGTCCGCCAATTCTCCGGCCACGAAGTCGTCGGCTGTTTCGGCGAATGCGAAGCTGTTCTTTTCCCAGTCGTCACGCTTTCGCAGCTTTGACCGCAGGCCGGCGATGCGGTTATCAGCCAATGTGCGAAGCCGTCGGCGGGCGTTGCGGGGCGCTCTCGATTCGGCGGAGGTGACGCGCTCCAGTGCCGCTTTGTGTGCCGCCAGCAGGGCGTCCGTCTTGGCTCTGATTTCGGCCCGTTCCGCCCGCGTGCTGTCCCGGCACCAGAAGCGCTCCTCCAATGGCCGCAATTCGGTCTCAAATCGCTCGATTTCGGCCGCATAGGCGTCCAGCATGGCGTCGATGGGCGTTGTCATGCCGCCACCTTCTGCGTTGAAATATCCGCGGCGAAAGCTTCGTTCGGATCGCCAAAGAGTTCCCGATGCCGCTCGTAATCCGGATAGAAACTGCCGATGCGTTGGGCGATGGTGGTGCTGGTGACCGACGTCAACGTCATGACGCCACCGATGCAGAAATTCCACCCGGCTGTCTGACTCAGCTTCCACTGCGCCAGGGTCAGACGTTGCGCCAGATCATCGGTGTAGCCTGTCGGGACACGCGCCATGATGCCCGTCCCAAGATCAGGGCTGAGGTGCCAACCTGCTTCAAGCTCGTTCACCGTAACCTGACGCGTTTCAGGAGCCACAACACCTTGGACCGCAAACAGCCTCTGGCGAGCGGCTGAGTACCCCGCGATGGTGATTTCGTGCCCATCTTCGTTAATGACGCCGCTGGCCTCATATTCGGCCAGGATCAGATGAAGGTTGCCAACATAATCGTCAAATCTGGCGATGTCAGAAAACAGTTCACGGTGCATTCGCGCGATCTTGACCTGCCCACGACAGGCAATGGCGGCGATGCTGTCGCCAATGACATCGCATTTTGTTTTGCACAATGCCACCGGCCTTTCGCCATTGTAGACCAGGGTGTCGGACAGTATGTTGATTGCCTGTTCGGACACGTGAACATTGACGACGGTCATTCCAACACCTCCAGAACGGTGGTCATTGCCTCATCAGATTTGAGGAACTCGGCAGGAAACTCTTGGACAGGGGTCACCGCGTCTGCGTGCTCCTTGGCCTGCGACGCGATGTTGTAGGCACTGGCAAGATCGTGGAGCCGTTGCGCCAGCTCGAAGTTGCCTTGCGCTTCGGCGGCCTGTGCGGCGGCAATTGCAGGCGCGGTAGCGCGGTAGACGTCGACTTGGCGTTGGGCTTCCTGCTGAGCTGCGCCGCTGATGCCGACCGCGTGGGCGACACGCAATTGCAATTCGGCCATTCGGGCAAGGTCGGTCGCCTGCTTCGCCAAATCAGCGGCTGCTGCTCCGGCAGCGGCCCGAACGTTGGCTTCGGTCAGTTCCTTGATGTTCACGGCCGCGTTGCTGGCGGCGGCTGCTATAGCGTCGTTGGCGGCCTTCTGGCGGATCGCAGCGGCTTCCGAGATGCCGTATGCTTTCGCGAGGTCGAGGTTTCCTTGGGCGGACAGCGCCAGATTGCGGAGTTCATCACCGTAGGAAGCCGCCATCTGCAGCATCACCTCGCGACGCCGCAGGATGCGGATCCTCTCGGCCTCCACTCCTTCAAGGTGGTGCTCTCGAATCTCGTCCTCGGCTCGCATCTGGGCTGCGGCGAATGCGCGTTCGACGGCATTCCCCTTCAGGGCTTCCGACAGACGGTCGACCGCATGGGACTGGGCATCTACATATTCTCTGGCCTTCTGCTGCTGCGCGATCCAGGCCGTCGTATCGCCTGAGATGTCATTTGCGGAACGGTGCGCCGGCACATTTGCGGGCGTATCGGTAGGTGCGGTTGGTGCCGTTGCTGCTTTTGCACCGGCCGTCCGCTTATTGATTTCGTCTAACCGCTTTTCCAATGCGGCGATGTCATTGCGTGCTCGTTCGATCTCCAGCGTCACGGTTGCCGGGTCGCCGGACTTATCAGCCATTATGCTGTCCAGGCGAGATTGCGCCTCCGTGATCCGGCGCTGAAGCGCCGTGGCATCCTCCTCACTGAACAGTCTGTCGGCGATGTATGAGCCGATGATCGTCCCGCCGGGCGACGCCACGTATGCACCCACCTTCGCAATCTTCCCGAACCCCTCCAGGGTCGGGTTCTGGAGGAAATCGGCCATCGCCTTGAAGCCATCAGACAGCGCGACCGTGACGCCGATCGTGATGGTCGAACCGGCCGCGGCGTCAACCAGTCGGTCGAACTGGACGCCCAACTCGTGCATTGCGGTCGCCGCAGGCGACATACTGTCCTTGCGAAGCCCGTCGAAGCGGCGGTGCAGGGCCTCGAGCGTGACTGCAAGGGCTTCCGCTTGCCGGCCGTGTTCGGACATTGCCCGGATCGCGGCCACCTCTGTTGGCGTGAGGAAGCCGATGGCCTCCTGCAACTTCATGATGGCTGGATAGCCCTCCGTCGCGATCTTCGCCAGATCCTTGACCGTTCCATCGACCGACTGGCCCAGGCCCGCCGCCATGTCGCTGCCCAGCTTGGCGAACTCACGCGCGAGCGCTGCCGTGATCCCGCGCGTCGAGGCCAGCACACCGGCCGTCGCAGATGCCTCGTCCTTGCCGGCTCCGCCAGCATAGAGATCCTTCGCGATCCCGCGCAGTTGTTCGGCGCTGGTCTGTGCCTCGGTGCCGAATGCCTTGGTTGTGACGCTCAGGCTACGGAGCTGCCCTTCTATGGACGCGGCCCGGATGCCAATGAGCGCGATACCACCAACCAGTGCGGCGGCACCGGTCACCGCGAGTCCCATGGGTGAGGTGATCAGCGCCAGGGCACGGCCGACACCACCAACGGCGCCGGTCGCCTGGGGGCCCTGCTGCATGAGCACCAGGAACGGAGATTGACCACCGGTCAACTGCACCGCCGCGTCCTGGAGCTGATAGCTCAGGTTGGTCACCTCGTGCGCTGCGAGCTTGGTGGATTTTGCAGCGTTCTCGTTTGCAGCAACGAGCTTGGGCGCGGATTCGGCGGCCCCAACATACCGCTCCTTGAGCTTCGCGACGGCTGCGGCGTGCTGTTCGGCGGTGATGCGGCCGGCTGCCAGGGCGGCGTCGGCTTGCCCGCTGACCCGGGTGAACCTTTCCATGGCCGCGGTAGTTCCGGGAATGGAGCGCTCCAAGCTTTTCCACTCACGATCGGTTTCCCGCAGTCGGGTCGTGGTCGTCGAGGCGCTGGCGGCGACCGCCTGTTGCTGGCGATCCAGCGCCTCGAACTGCTTGGCCGCAATCTCGGTTGCAGAACCGGCCCCCTGTATCAGGGTGTTGTACTTCTCGACCGCCGAAAGCCCGCTCATTCGGACTTCGAGTTCGGCCAGAGTGACTTTTGACCCGGCCATGATTTACCTCCTCTCGATTGTAAGAGCTGGAGTTCTGCCGGACTGGCCGTCGATTGTGACCCACGTCAAAGAAATGTCGGCGATCTGCCCGAACTCGCGCTTCAGAGTCTTGGCCGCCGCGGTGTAGACACCTTCGGCTGGAACCTGCGGCTGCTTCGACCACGGGACATGTTTGCCCATGCCGCGCTCGATGATCCTTGCGTACTTCATGGTGTTGGCGACGACGACGCGGCGGACAGTGCTCAGAGATTCGAGATCCGTTACCAGAGCACCGTCGACGAATACTTCATGATGATTGATGTAGTTTCCAGTATCAAGTGGGCTTGTGCTTTCCAAAACCTCGATCGCACGTTTGGCGATGCGGGTCGTATAATAGAATTCGAATAGCACACCGCCGTTCATCTTCACGTTTTCCAGAGGGGCGCCGCGCGCGCCGTCGACGTACTGGACCACTCCATCCGGCGGAGATTCCTCTTTCGCCGCGGCAAGCTGGCGCTGCGTTTCCGCGACGAACAGCTCCCGGACGGTGTCTTCGGCGCCCTGGATCAGCACGTCGACGTTTCGACTGGAATAGTTCAACTTCATGGGATTTCCCCGTGGATGGCCGCCTTGCAACCTTGAACCCCTACCCCTCCCACATGCCGGCGGGCAGGTTGCTTTCCGGTTCAGGACGGGCGGCGCGCCCTGCCTCATGCGCCGGCATGATCGCGTTGGGTCGGCGTGTCGGCGCCAGCCGAATTCGTTACGCGGCGGGTGCGGTCGGCACCTCCGCCAGCTTCACCCGCACCGTCGGTGCGCCGGCACCGGCGGGGGCCACCGCCACGCCGATCGGGTAGAGGCCGCTGCCCGGCGCATCGCACCGGTGATTCGTGTCGTCCCAAGAGACCCGGTCGCCCACGGCGAAGGCGGCGGCGCTCTTCTTCGGCAGGTCAAAAACGCCCTCGGTACAGCCGACAAGAGCGGCGCCGGTGGCGGTGGTGGTGCTGGCCACCGCGAAGATCGAGCCCACGACGAACCCCTCACCGGATGCGAGAGCTCGCGGCGCGGTGAGGTCCAAGTGGCAGCCCTCGGAAACGAAGTTGCGCATGTCAGAGTCCTTTCGAGGTCGTGAAGGTCACGAAGGGCGAGCCGGCCGAACCGCTGGCGGCGGCGATCTTCCGGTTCAGGTCCAGAAGCGCCGCCTTCATCTCGGCGTCGGACTTGAACTCGATTTCGGTTCCGCCCACACGCACCCGCCGGTTGCCGCTGTAGCGGGCCGCCTCAAGGGCGTCCCGCATCCCGATCAGTTCGGCCGGCGTCGCCATGGTCAGGCGCCCGGGTTGAAGTAGGCGCCGCGGTAATCTACCGCGCCGACCGCGAAATCGATCGTCAGCTTGACCTTCACGCCCGCGACATCGAAGCCGGGTTCCGGGGTGATGACCGGCCCGGACTGGCCCTGCAGGTAGCCGTAAATGAAGGTCTCTAGCGCCGCCGGTTCCGCCATGAGGTACCAGCCGGGGCCGGGAATGTTGGCGTCGCCCACCGGCTCCAGCTTGCCGGCCAGCGGGTTGACCGCGGCGGCGGTGGTCGGCGCGACGGCAGTGCTGGTGAACTGGCGGGCCGCGGTGAACTGGTCTGGGCCAGTCGCCAGCACGGCGGGATGCAGGTTCAGCTTCAGGCCGTCGAGGCTCGTCTGCTTCATCATGGCGGCCTCACCCGCCGATACGCTGGTGAGGTCGATCACCGCGCCGGCGGCGGCGAGGTTGCCGTGCGCGGTGTGGAACAGGGTCTTGCCGTCGGACAGGACAGGATTGCTCACCACCAGCGCCCAGGCGACGGAGTTCTCCCAATCGGCGCAGCGTAGCGCTGCCTTGGTGGGGAGGTCGGAGAAGGCGCCCAGGTCGTCGTTGATCAGCGCCTTGCGGCTGAACATCACCACCCGGCCGTATTCGCCGAGCGTGACGGTCTCGCCGCTCTCGGAGATCGCGCCGTGCTTATACTCGCCGTTCTCCCCTACCGCCATCGGCACGGGGAAGTCGCCGACGCGGGCGAAGGAGGCCGGCTTGAAATCACGGAAGTCGCGGCGGGCGAAGAACCGGCGGTAGGTCGGCGCCGCCGCCTGATAAGCCGGCAAAAGGGTCTTGTTGGCCGCGTTTGCCAGGAGAACCGGGAAATCGCCGGTGGTGAGCGCACGCTGGTACAGGTCGGCGGGCGACAGGTGCCGCGTGCTGATGGGGTTTCCGCGACGATCCGCCAGTTCGGCGGCGAGATCCAGCAGGGTGCGGCCGGCATAGGCGCGAGCTTGGTCCGGCATCTTGACCCGATGCGCCTCTGGCAGGTGCGCGGTGGCGCGAGCGGCGAACGCCGTCGCCATGCGGTCGATCACGTCATTCGGATCGTCGTGATCCTGCAGGACCTGGATCGCCGCCAGCGGACGAGTGCCAGAGCGTGCCAGCATGGCGTCGAACACGCTGGCGCGGGCGCGGTCGAGGTCGGCACCGGCGTCGATCAGCTGGTCGGCGGTCGTGGCATCCAGGCCGGCGGCCCGGACCATCGTCCGGATCTGGCCGTTGATCCCAGCACGGTTGGTGGTCGAGGTGGTGTCCGCCGCGCGGGTGCTGGTCTCCGTCGTATCGTTGGTGGTCGTCGTGCTCGTGTCGGTGGTCTGCGCCGTGGTGTCGGCCGGCGCCGCCGTCTGGTCTTCTTCCACTATGCCCTCTCTGGAACGGACGGTGGCGCCGGCGTCAACCGGCACCGGGGTAAAGCTAAGTTCGTGGGGCGCCCAGGCGACGGCGCGGAATACCGGCAAGCCGTTGCGCTTGCCCATGCGCTGCCAGCGCTGGACGCTGTAGCCCAAGCTGACGCCGCGCACGCTGCCCGCCTCGACCTTGGCGATCAGGTCTTCCGCCGTGGCGCTGGAGTCGAAGCGAACTGTTGCGGCGATGCGATCCCCGTCGATCTGCGCCATGGCGACGGTGCCAACGGCGGCGTCTGTGGTGTTCCGATGGTCCTTCAGCGCCGGGCCACCCCGGAAGCGCGACAGGTCGGCGCCGGCCGCGTCGAGTTCTTCGATCCAGGCAGTGCGGGTACCGTCCGGGGCCGGGGCGGGGCGAACCGCTGGGGCCGGGCCGGACAAGGCCACCACTTCGACGGTGCGAGCCTCGCGGTTGAGCGTGGTTGGCGTGGTGGCGCCCAAGGAGCGGCTGAGGTCAGCCATTCGTGGGGGCCTCCCCTGGGTTGGGGGCCTGCACCGGCACGGATGACTTTGCGTCGCCGAAGTTGAGGCCGAGACGCTTCTCCCGCTCCCGGTCGGCGGCGATCTCAGTATCCAGCCTCTCGACGTCGTATCCGGCGCCCGCGACCGACTGTGCGCGCGACTTGAGCCCGTTTTGGATGGCCTCGACCTCCGCACGGATATCCTTCTGGGGGTCCACCCAATCGAAAGCGGGCGGCAGCCAATCGGCGGCGAGGTAGGGCTCCGGGTCGCGGAAGAAGTCCGGCGCATCGATGGCGCCGCTCATCACGGCCAGCGTGACGAAACGTCGCCAAACCGGGTCGCAGAACTGCGGGATTATGACGAGGTGTTGGAGTTGTTCGACGCTCCGGCGGAACTCCACCAACCCGCCGCGAAGGCTCGAATAGTTGGCGTCCTTAAGGTCGCCGCTGGCCTGGAAGTAGGTGCATCCCAAGCCCACGGCGATGGCGCGCATGTGGTTCTTGGTGAACTCGGTGTAGTTCGCGTCATCGGGCGGGTCGGTGAACTCGACGGATTCGCCGGGGTTCAGCGGTAACAGTGCGCCAGGTTCAAGCGTCGGCGTGTCGGCGTTGGCTGAAGATTGCCATGCGGGGTTATCGGAATCCTTGTTTAGGATGAAGCCCGACAACAGGGCGGCTACCTTTGCGCGGACCAAGGCGGCGTCCTCATAGGCATCCAGTTCCTTCACCCGGAGAAGCACCGGTGCCAGAAAAGTCAGGCCGCGGAGTTGGTTCTCCACCACTTCACGGAACAGGTGGACCATGTCCTCCGACGGAACCCGCGTCGGCTGCCAGGTCGGCGCCAACAGTGGCATGGTCGGGTCGTTCGGGTTGAAGGGGAGCACCCAGTAGGCCACCCGCCGGCCCAGCGCGTTGAACTCGATCCCGGCCCGAATGGCGTTGCCCGGCCGCTGTTCCTGCCACTGGGTTGACGGAACTTGGTCGCGGGCGATCAACTCCACCTGGAGCGGGACCGGCAAGCCGTCTTCCGGCAGCCGAGTACAGAGCCGGGCGAAAGCCTCGCCTCCCTCGATCATCGCTCGGACGGCAAGGGCTTGCTGCGCGTAATGTCCGCCGGCCCGGCCGCTGGCATCGGCCACCCGCTCCCACCGCTCCCACAGGGCGTGCAGCGCTTCCCGCACGGCTGGATCGGGGTGCTTCGAGCGCGGCCGGATCCCGGTACCCACGGCGTTGCTGACCAAGGCGCTCACCCCGGCCGCCACGTTGGGGTTGTTTCGGGCGAAATAAGCCGCGCGCTGTGCCGCAATGGTGGCGCCGGAAAGCATGTCTGCGTTGAGGTTGATGACGCGCGGCGCTCGTCCCCACCGCTTTCCACCGGCCGCAGCATCAAGGCTCCGTGTGAAAACGTTCCGGATGGTGGATAGAAGAGACATACAGCTGCTCGCGTAAAGCCTGAATTAACTTGTCAAGGTCAATTTGCGCTTACAGGCGACAGTGTAAAGAGAATTGAGTAAGTGATTTATATTTTATAGTGGCGAAATTACGTGTCAGGAATTTCCGAATTTCACTCATACATCCAGCGGGAGCGGGTCGCCGTGCGCCGAGTCGTTGGGGGCGAAACCGGCGTAACAACTGGCACAACCGCGGCCTCCAGCTCCGCCCAAGCGGCTTCGGACAGGCGGTCGAGACCTTGGCGTGCCGCCGCGGCGCGGGCGTAGTTTCTACAATCGAGGGCTTCGTTTCGGTCGCGGAGGGGCTCCCAGCCGGTGGTCCGCTTCCGACCCTTGCCGCCACGCGTGACGCGGTGTTCGGCAACGAGCTGCTTGATCGTCTCTTCTCCGATATGCTCGGGGACGTGGACATAACCGGCCGGGAACGCTTCACCACTCTCCATTGTCGGGGGGTCGAGCCGGAGGAATCCGTAGAACTCCGACTTCGCCGCGCTGGAGCCCACCGGCCACAGCTTCACCCCGCCCGCGATCTTCTTGCCCCGGAACGAGACATCCGCGGCGGTCGGCTGCCCCAGGATCGGCGCCAGGGCGATGGATGAGCCCTTGATGGCCATGACGCGCGGGCCGGCGGTGCGGACCCACGCCTTGACCGCTTCGATCGTCACGCCGTCGCCGGCGTCGATGGCGGTCATCGTGAGCTGCAGGTCGGCACCGTGCTCATGGCGCCAGGTCTCCGCCAGCATCGTCGACAGGTCGCGCCACACCGCCGCCTGGAACGGGTCGCCCATCAGGAGGCGATGCTCGATCAGCCAGGATTCCTTCCCTCGACCCCATGCCCAAACGCTGACCTCAATACGATCCCGCTGGACGTCGGCACCGGCGGTCAGGAAAAGCCCGCCGGCCGGGACGGTACCTGACTCCCATGGCTCCCGCCTGTCATAAAGCCGCCGCCAGTCGGGCGCCTCGCCGCGGTCCACCCAGGTCTCACCCAGGACCGTGTTCGTCCAAACCTGCAGCTTCTCCCGGTCCTGCTTCGCCGCCAGGAATTCTTCAACCAGATTGGGCCAAGCAGCGCCCGGTAGGGGGCAGTATGCGGACCAAACATGAAACGAGCGGTGCCCCTTGAACGGCTGTTCGGCTACCCACCTGCCGGCATCGATCATGCACAGTTTGTGCGCTTCGTCGATGGGGCAGCCATTCACGCAAACGTAATGTGCCGTCGCCGGATCGTCGTCACGCCACCGCATCCCCGGCCCAGTCCCATCACCCCACCGCAGGAACTGGAACTCGCCGCACCGTGGGCAGGGCACATGGAAACGCTCCCCGGTTCCGGCCGCGAAGGCGTCGGCGATCTTGGACTCCCCGTCGATAAGCGGCGTGCTGCCCAGGACGGCGAGCGGATGCAGCGACTGGGTGAGCCGCTTCAACCCCAAGGCGATCTGGTCCCCCTCCTTGCCTGCCATCTGTGGATAGCCGTCCACCTCGTCGAACAAAATCACGTCCAAGTCGATGCGTCGGAAGGCGCGCGGGCTGTTCGCTCCTACGATGCGAAGCGAGCCACCGGGGAACGCCTTGCGCTTGATCGTGTTTCCCTTGACGCGCGCCTTCACCTCGGAAAGAAGTCCCGCCAGAGCTGGCCAATCGCCTAGAGGATCTATGGTGTCTTTACTGTAGTCTTCTGCATCCTCTGTGGTCGGCTGAACCACCATGATCTTGGATGGTCGTTGCGCGACGAAGTAACCGAGTGCCGCGGATAACATCTGTGTATAGCCAACGCGCGCCGACTTCATCAGCGTGATTTGCTTCACCGCAGGATCAACCATCGCGTCAAGGATGGCGCGCTGGTAGGGGTAGGGCCGAAACACGCTGCCGTCGTAGAGCCGCGCATGGAGCGGTGCCCACTCTGCCAGCGATAGCCGCGGCGGCGGGCGCAGCGCCGCGAACCATCCGGTCGCCACCTCCGCCACCAATTCGGAGACAGGCAGCTCAAGCCGCATCGGCGGGTTCCTCAACGGTGACGACGCGCGTCTCAGCCAATTCGGCCAGCACGTCGCCGATGGCAGTCTCAAGCCGGGCGCGCACGTCGGCGGGCTCGGTCGAGGCAGCCAGTGTGCCGGCCAGCCGCGCCGGTAATGCGGACAGCCGGTCCCGCACGATGTTGAAGGCGCCGACGACCGCCCTGGAGACGTCGACGCGGCGCAGCAGCTCCCGCCGTGACACGGCGTTGCGGATCGCGACCGCGTCCGCTTGCTCCCGCGCCAGCCGGGCGCGCTCCGTCGTCAGGTCGTCCCCGGCCGGTCCAAGGGTACGCCCAGCGGCGACAGCACGCATGTGGCGGAGGTATGCGATCCGGCAAGCATCGAGGTCATGTTCACCACGGCGAGCCGGCGGGAGGATCCCCCGCGTCAAGAGCTCCCGCACGCTACGGTCGCTAAGGTCCAAGTGCCGCCCGACCTCGATTTGGCTCGCCATTCCACACCTCGATAGGACTATTATCATACAGCATGCGGAACCGGAACCCCCTTTAGGGGGTGATGCCTAGGGACGTCACGGGGCTGGGGCAACCCCCGGGTCTCGACCCCCAGAGGGACCCGCAATAATCTTGCGCATTGTTACGACCTGCCACCCAGCCTAACCGCGCAACATTCTTGCGCAGGGGCGCCCCACCCGCCAGGGAGGGCGCACGCCCGGCCGCTGCTCTGCAGCAGGGCAAGGGGCGGGGCCGTTCATGCCAGCGGATCGGCGCCGGCGGCGATGCGGCGCTCGATGGCGCTGAGGGCTTCAAGGGCGGACTGGTCGACGATATCCGGCTTGGGCAAGGGCCGCCCGTCGCGCGCCGCCTGGGTGCATCCAACCAGAAAAACCGTGGCCGTGGTGAGCCGGCCGATCAGGTCTACGATCGGATCCATTTCCTCGTCCTCGACCCAGGGGAGCTGCTCAACCAAGACCGCAAGCTGATTCAGGCCAGCGGTCACCTTCGTCGACACATCAACGAGCTGTCGACCGGCTCGATCGTCGCGCTGCCCGGCCATCTGGCGCTGGAGCGCACGTCGGGCCATTTCATCCCTCTTGCCCATTGCTCACCCCCGCTCGCCGACGATGCGCTCACCCCAGACGGGCATCACCGAAGGCATCTCGAATAGCGCTTTCGGTTCCGGCGCCGGTGGCGCCGTGGCGATGGCGCGCTCGATCGCCAGCTTCAGATCCTCGTCAGTGGGATAGCCTGAAGCGGCCAGCGCTCTGAGGTGCTGGAGGGCTTGCAGATGCTCGGTGTTCGTGTTGTCGGTCATTGTTTTTCCTCGGTGAAATCGAAGCGCAGCTGCTTGAACCGCGGCCGGCGGCGTGGACGCTTCGGGTGTGGGGGGCGGTAGGCGTAACCCCAGCCGATGGGAAAATTCCCCAGGATGACTTCGCCCCGACGCTGATCGGGGCGCATCATCTGCCCCGCGTCGCTGTCGTCGGTCGGTCGCGTGTCGGCGCGTCCAATCGTCAT